TGTAAATGAAAATAATGCTACTGAAGCGGTAACTGCTTTAATTGCTGGGTTGAGGTCAAATACCGCCGCAATAAATCAAATTACTTTAACACCAAATTCAGGTAATTTTGTCCAATACTCAACTGCTTACCTATACGGAATATCAAACTCATAAGGAGAAAAAATGCCAACTAAACTAATAATAAACTGCGAAACTGGAGAGCAAACTGAGGTGGAATTAACTGCCGAGGAAGTTGCTCAAAGAGAAGCAGACGCTAAAGCGTATGAGGCTGACATGAAGGCTAAAGAAGCAGCGGACGCTGCTAAAGCAATTGCTAAAGCAGAACTCTTGGCTAAGTTAGGTATTACCGCTGAGGAAGCCGCCTTACTACTTTCCTGATGAAACCATGGTTGTCAAAGGCAGCGGTACAGCTGAGAGAACAAATAGATGATTCATACCCGAGCCGTATTCGTCGGAGTGATGGGTGGATTGCAGATTTGCGTCATAAACAAGCAGGTAAAAGCGACCACATACCCGACCCTAAATCCAAATTTGTTGTCAGAGCAATTGACATTGACGCTAGCCTTTCTGACAACAAAGGGGATTCAATCTATTTGGCAAATCAGCTTAGACTCTACGCTAAGGATTACGGACGCATATCTTATGTAATCCACATGGGCATGATTGCTTCTCCAATATTAAATTACAAGTGGAGAAAATACAGAGGCTTTTCACCGCATACCCATCACATACATTGCAGCTTTAGAAAGAACCAAGACCACAATTCAGATTTCTTTGACATACCACTACTAGGGGGTAAAAATGAATAACAAGACACTAGCCGTAATTAACTCATACGCACGCAGCGCATTTGTTTGTTTGGCAACAGTATATGTAACAAATCCTTCAGGTTCATTTGATGATATTTGGAAGGCATTTTTAGTGGCTTTTGCAGCACCTCTTTTAAGAGCTTTAAATCCAGACGACACAGCATTTGGCATAGGCAGTAAAGAGTAATGTCAGCCCTTGAGTGGGCTGGCTTTGCAGCTGGAGTTACCACAACATTGATTGGCGTACTAGCTGGTATGCGTTGGCTCGTTAAAGGTTGGCTTAATGAATTGCGTCCGAATTCTGGAACAAGTTTAAAAGACCAAGTGACACGCCTTGAACAAAGATTAGATGAACTGTTCATTGTCATAACTAGGAAGTAAAATAAAGCCATGGCAAACACACGCAAACGCAAAAAGATTAACAGGCGCGTAGTTCGTAGGTCACCTGAGCCGTTGTCTAAGCTTGATGTTTTTATGATTACAAAACATGAGATTTACAAGGCAGCAAAAAAGGCTGGATTCAGCAATGAGGTAGCTTGGTTTTTTATGCAAGAAAACAATGCACTTCCTGATTGGGTTAGCAATGACAAGCCCGACGCTTTGATTCCACGCATTGACCCAACAGAGGACGAGGACGAATAATTAAGCGCGTCGCTTTCATAAGCGATTTACAGTCACCGTTCTTTGATGAAAAGAGCGTGAAGGTAGTAGGTAAGTTTTTAGCTAAGTGGAAGCCCCACCAAACAATTCAAATTGGTGATGAGATTGACCTTCCTCAGCTTGGTGGATTTAATGCAGGAACTATTGATGAGATGGTTGGAAATTTAGATGATGATAGAAACCTTACCCAAGATGTACTTCAGTACCTTGGTGTAACAGATGTTGTAGGTAGCAACCATGGAATCAGACTTTACAAGTCAATCAAAAAAAGACTCCCAAGTTTTCTTAACTTACCCGAAATGCAGTATGAGCGTTTTATGGGATATGACAAACTCGGTATCAACTTTCACCCACATGGACTTGACTGGGCAAGTGGTTGGACGGCAGTTCATGGGGACGCTTTCCCTCTTAGCCAAGTTGGTGGACAAACAGCCTTAAACGGGGCAAGAAGGCTAGGAAAGAGCGTGGTCTGTGGACACACTCACAGACTAGGGTTAGCAGCCTTCACAGAGGCTTCCAGAGGGCAATTAGGGCGTACTGTATGGGGATTAGAGGTCGGAAATTTAGTTGACCTTGCTTCAAGCGGTAAGGCGTACACAAGAGGCTATGCCAATTGGCAGCAAGGATTTGCAGTTGCCTATGTTAAAGACCGTAAAGTGCAAGTAATTCCTATCCCTATCAATAACGGAACATTCATATTTGAAGGCAAGCTGTATGGGTAGGCAGACCGATTATGAGCCTAGAGGCATTGATGAACAGATTGACGCCATAGACGAATCAGGTCTTTTGTAACAAAAGCGTTATACAACACGAGCATGACATGACTTGTAAATGTCAGCCCCAAGCCTCATGCTTTTCCTATCAAGTTAACGGAACTTGATGGAAACGGAAAAGATGATACTTACAGAGCAAGACTTTGAAAGACTATATGAAACCTCAATGTTATGGCATGAGGATTTCAACGCTGACCCACTGAGATTTGATGGGTTGTTTAAAGAAGGTTACGAACCAATAGCTGATAAACATGCAATTTTTTGGTTTGAGAACTATGCAAGTTGTTTAATGGCTCAGATGTATCTTGAGCAAATAGGTGAGGATTATGCAGTTGCGTGTGATGAAGCAATGTGCCAATGGACGATTGTTAGCACCTATCAAGCTAATTGGGCAACTGTATGAAAATCAATGGACTAACAGTTTTATGGTTCATGATTGCTACTGGGTTAATTGCCTACGCACTTCATTTGCTACAACGCGAATCCTATAACAGCGGGTACTGGCGAGGCAGGGCTATAGGTTGGGAATCTCATAGACGATTAACCAACATACAGAAAAAATCGGACGAGGTGTTTGACTATGAAAAGAACTGAGGAAATATTAAATGAAGTCCAACTTATTCTCACAGACAGGGGCAATATTTACGGAAGCCCTGAAACAAATCACCGACGAATCAGCGAACTGTGGTCAGGGTATTTGGACACTTACATTTCGCCTGAGCAAGTCGCAATGTGTATGTTGCTCGTCAAAGTCGCACGCCTTAGTCAGTCAAGTGACCACGAGGATTCACTCAGAGATTTGCTTGGATACGGAATCATTTTCCACAAAATTGTTAAAGAAATGAGAGGTGAAAATGATGGCGTTTGATTTATCCAACTACATGACGGCTGAACAAAGAATTGAATTATTTGCAGCTGAGCATAAAGATTTTAGATATGAGGTTAACCATGAGTTTTACAAAGATACTAACGGTGACACTTGGGTTGTTGTAAAAACAATCCTGTGGCGAAACAGTACAGACCCACATGCTTGGGTTATGGGTTTAGCAGCTGAGAACATGAAAACTCAATTTGCTATTGAGAAAGCAGAAACCTCAAGTTTTGCTAGGTCTATAACGAATACTGGTAAACCTCAATTTTCAACTACTAAAAACGGTGAGAAAGCACCAAGAGCCAATAGAGCTGAGATGGAAAAAGTTGTGCCATTTAAACCTAAGTATGGTGCAGTTGGCAGTCGTAGCGCAGCGGTAGAGGAAGTTTTGAGAACTTCTTTCGACACCCCTGAAGTTAAGGCTGCCATCAATAAAGAGCCAATTCCTTGGTCTGTTGGTGATGTTGTAGATTCATTACCGAACTCAACACCGAAGCCACCAATCGCCTGCGAGCATGGACATATACATAAAGAGGGTGTGAGTGCTAAAAATCAAAAACCTTATTACGGTTATGTATGCGCCCAATCAGCTTGTCCACCCGTTTGGGCTAAAGTTACAAGTAACGGGCATTGGTACTTTGAGGACACCGAAAATGGGTGACATGGAAATGATTGACGCAACTGGCATGAGAGCGACCTTTACAGACAAAGGAGTTGTGCTAGATGTCGTGCCAATGTCTGAGTGTTGCGAGAATTGCAATGACCCACGCATGGTTGATGTTGATGGAATAAAGACATGCCCATTTTGTCACAATGTCAACATTATTAAATTGAATCATCATGGTAAATAAGTCCGATTGGGATTTGGACTTAAGGTTTGGTCAAGAGGGTGAGGTTGCAGCCAACGCCCTTTTGACCGCACCCATTGAAACTGTTGAGGTAAAGCGAGATAGACGCTGGAAAGACACGGGCAATCTATACATTGAAACAGATTGCTGGTCAGATGTCAGACAAGAATGGTATTGGTCAGGAATTACAGTAACCAAGGCAACTCATTGGTCATTTGTCCTTGAGGACATACTGATTACAGTTCCCACAGACAAGATAAAACTAGCTGTAAAGACTTATGGCATATTTAAAGAAATGAACCGTCCAGAGTATTCAACAAAGGGTTATCTGATAACAGTAGATAACCTATGCAGGGTTGCATTTGTCTGACCTAACATGGGTATTTAAGTGTAATAAGTGCAGCAAACCCATGCTGTTCCATGAAAAGGCAGGTTTTGACGCAGGTGAGGAACATGTAGTTGTTATGTGTGTCAAATGCCATAACACAGGGGTAAAGGCTAGAATTGAGGCTATAACTGATAAAGCAGTTGTCCGTTGCACTAAATGTGGGGCATGGAAAATGGAAAGCGGTAACTGCTACACACTATGCAAAAAGACCAATGCCCTGAGTGTCTAGGGTATAACACAAATACAATCACAGCTGGTAGGGAGTATCTACATGACTGCAACAATTGTAAACACAAATGGGTTGAAGGTTACGGATAATGACCGCAATATTGATTGGGCTTATCAAAATAAGCTGAGGCAGCAATGGCTAAAAAACAATCCACATGCTGTGTATATTGGTTGGACTTCAATATGACTTGCCGTCTGACCTGCGGTTATGGTGAAGGTTATTGACATGGTGAGTACACTATCAGCAAGCGACGCGCCTAAGAGCGCGAACGCTAGCCGCCTTAGCGGATTGCTAGCGAGTTCGTTGCTGCTAGTTATTGGGGCAGCTGTATGCTTATTGCTAATTAGCATTGTATTTCAAAAAATTGATTCCGTTTCTGCCCATCAATACAAACCAGTAATCATGATTTCATACAAAGAGTATGCAGCTTTAAAGATAGAAAGCAATAAACAATTTAAATGTTTGTCACAGCTGTATGGTAAAGAAAGCGCATGGAATCCTCTTGCCCGTAACGGTAGTCACCATGGTATCCCACAGGGTAAGAGTAAGTATCTATCTACTCTCAACGGTTATCATCAAATTGATTGGGGTCTTGACTATCTGTTTCATAGGTATGGTGTTGATACCAATG